GGGATATTGACGTGGCGAAGGGTATCCAGGATATGGATTTAAAAGAAAGGCAGACCGAGGCCAACATAGCGGCCAAACGCCGGCCTAAGAAGGCGGTGCCGAAATGACACAAAAAGAAAAAGCGGCGGCTGTAACAGATTTTACGAATATTAAATATGAGGCTGCCGGGGTAAAAGTCCTGGCGCTTCTTAACGTGTTATTAGAAGAAACACGTGCTGAAAATGACACGGCGCAGTACGAACAGGTGATGAGAAATCAGGGGAAGATAGATCTACTTAATCAATTAATTCGGTACCTTACACATGAGCGACCAGAGCCAGCAAAGTAAAAATAAAAATTGTGTTGACAAAGACACATCTTTTATGCTACCAAGTAGCCAAATATACGGTGATATTAATGAAAGTATCACAAAAGATGAGGTTATTGAGTGCTTAAAGACATTATCAGCGGCGAAAAGGAAATTACAAAAGCTATGCGATAAAATGGCTTAAGGCTCAATTAACACACGAGAAAAAAGGCCCACCTAGGCGGTAAATACCGCCCATGGTGGGCTTTTTACATTTTAAGGAGGGAATTTTATGAAAGGCGATAAAGCGGACACAGGAATTCAAGACCCTGAGGTACCGGGACAGCAGACAGATGTTTTTGACAGTACGTTTGATGCTGCGGCAGGCGAAAAACCGCCCGAAGGAAAGGTAGAGGTTGTTGATCCACCTCCCCCAGTGGAGAAAAAAGAACCAGTATCGCAACCTAATGCCGAGATCAAGAGCGCGGAGATAGAAAAGCCCGTCGAAGAAATAAACGACGAAGAAAAGACATACGAACAACGCTGGAAAAGCCTGCAAGGCATTTATAAATCATCGAAAACAGCGTGGGATAAGGAAAAAGCCGAGCTTTTAGCTCAGGTCAAAAGAGAGCCCGAGCCCACGCCGGTAATAAAAGAGAAGGAAAAACCGAAAGAAACAAAACCTGATACTTTTGCAAACTTCCTGGACAGCCTTACTCCCGAACAGAAGGCGGAGCTTGAAGACTATGAACGTGATTTTGACATAATCTCCAAGATGGAAGGTTTAAAAAGAGAGAAAGCGTTTTCAGCGATGGAGGCAAGGCTTAAATCCTTTACGGAAGAGCTTATTTCCAAAATTGACCCGCTTTCCAATTTTATGAAACAGTATCAGGTAGAAAAAGAGATCCGTTCAAGCGATGAGCATTTTGGTTCCATAGCCGGTGCACACCCTGATTACGAGGAATACCGTGACAATGGTGCGATCCTGACGTGGATAGACTCAAAACCAAAATATATGCAGAAAGGCTTGAAGGATATTTACCAGAACGGAGAGGCTGAAGATGTCATCGAGCTTCTGGACGATTTTAAAAAAGAAAATAATCTCATGCCTGACGTTAATGCGCAGGTTGTCGACTTGAATGGTAAACGCGAACAGAAACGACAGGCGTTAAAGAGCGTTCCGAGCAGAAGGGCCGCTGTTAATCCCGCCATGAGCGTAAAAGAAGATTATGAAGGCGCGTTTGACGAAGCTACTAACAAATAGGAGGACTACACAATGGCTATGACTACTTACGGTGATATTACACCAAGAACTGCGGCATACGTAGCGGTTGAGCTCTTAAAAAGAGCGATGCCCTATCTTTGCCTGGAAAAATTTGGGCAGGCAAAATCTTTGCCCGGAAATAAAACCCAATCAATGAAATTCAGACGGTACAATTCTTTAGGATTGCGCACTACTCCGTTAACGGAAGGTGTGACCCCGTCTTCGGAAAAATTAACGGCGACGGATATTACTGCCACTCTGTATCAGTACGGCGGATTGGTAGAAATAACCGATATTATCGTCGATACCCATGAAGACCCCGTTCTTCAGGAAGCGACTGCCGTTTCTTCTGAGCAGGCGGCAAAAACAGTCGAGACTCTTCGGTACAATGTGCTGAAAGCCTGCACCAACGTATTTTATGCAAACAGCGTCGCAAGTCGCGGCCTTGTTGCAGCGGCTATTTCTCGCGCTGACCAGCGTAAAATTGTACGCGCATTGGAGCGCCAGGAAGCTCAGCATCTTACATCTATCGTGAAATCGACTCCGTCGTTCAACACCGAATCGATTCTGCCGGCTTATGTTGGCATTACTCACGTTGACCTGACTTCTGATATTCGCAGCATGGACGGCTTTACGTCCGTAGCGGATTACGGCAAGCAGCAGGCGTGGGAGACCGAAATCGGCGCGTGCGAAGATGTACGTTATTTAAAATCCACCATATTCACCCCTTACGAAGACGAAGGTGCCGCAACCAGCACAATGCTGACCACGAGCGGTTCCAAAGCGGACGTTTACCCCGTAATGTATTTCGGGAAAGACGCCTACGGCCTTATCGCCCTGAAGGGGAAATACGCGATTACGCCTATTGTCATCAACCCCGTTCCGTCCAAGTCTGACCCCCTGGGCCAGCGCGGCTCCGTGAGCTGGAAAACCATGCAGACCACAATTATTTTGAACGATGCATGGATGGCAGTATACGAATGCGCGGCTACTGATTAAAGTAACTGACGGATAAAGTTGGTCTGTGAGTGACCAGAATACACGCAGCCTGCCCATCCTAGCCGGGCTGACATCTCAGGTAGCATAAGTCTAGGACAAGCAACTAAACTAGGAGGATTTAAAAAATGGCTTATACAAAATTTGATGCCAAAGTGGATAGCGTCGATGATTCCCGTCATCTGGTATACGATGCGTTCCGTAAGGAAAGTATGCGCCGGGCGCTGCAAGGAATTGCAAATAGGGTTCTCACCGGAACTGGTGGAACTAATGGTACAAATACTATCGGCGCGGTTTGCGCCACGGGTACTACAGCTGGGGTCAAAACTACCAGTCCGGTTACCGCCATTATTAATGGTGCACGTGTTGCGGTAGCTGCTCAGGACAACGTAGAGCTGCCGAAATTTACCCTGCCGATTTCAAGCGTAGCTAAGCTCCTTATCTACGCAAATTCAGGCGGAACCGCTGGCGTTACCAGCCCGGGCAATATCCTGGCTGTCGCTGATTACGATTCCGCCGCTGCCGCTGGTTCTGCCGCGAAACTTCCCGACCTGCCCGATAATTGCGTGGCGTTGGGATATTTCCTGATAACCGGCCCCGCGGTTGCGGTCGCTTTTGACACCGGCCAGGTGCTCAACACAGCGACAACCGGCACTGCCGCGTTTACTGACCTGTTCTGCATGCCGTACGACGCATAGCAGCGAGTCATCTATAAGCACTAAGGGGGTGGGCTTTCCCGCCCCCTGAATTTAAACAATTTAACGGAGGGAATTTTATGCCAAGGGCAAAAACAGAACAAGAAAAGCATCCAGAGAATTTTTTTACTGGACCGCAGGGACATGTGAGAGACAGAATAATCATTCATGAAGGAGTCGACATTCCTAAAGAAGGGTTATTTTTATCTCTTAACGGTTATCCATTCCTGGCAAAGCCGGGAGTTGAAATTGATGTTCCGCGGCCTGTGCGCGAAATGCTGGATAGCAGGATTGTGACGATTACGCTCCAGGGAGAAGATGGAAAGGAATACACCAAGGATGTTAAGAGGGTTACTTATACTCTTGTCAAAGAGGGTATAAACCTTGAACAACCCACAGAAAACGCGGGGTAAGGTATGTATGGCAAAGATCTGATAGCTCATTTGCGGGAAAGTATCCTTGATGATGTGGTGCTGCCCCAGCTCTGGTCGGACACTGAATTGTTGCGATGGCTTAATTATGCCGAAGCCCAGGGTTGCAGGCGTGCCAATCTCATAATTGATTCAGACAATGCAAACGATGCCGGCACAAGCGGTACCGGAGGAACTGCCGGGCAAAAGCCGTTATGCCACATAAGCCTTATTGCCAATCAGGCTGTATACGCTGTGTCACCGAAGATATTACAAATTCGCAGGTGTCAGTTGGCGTCTATGGATTACCCGCTTAGTGGACCTGTTACCGATTCCGAACTTGATGATTTATTCTCCGGGTGGAGAGGAACCGCCGGTTCCGTCGGGACAGCAGGCACTGGTGGCGTTCCAACCTATTTTCGGTACAGCGGCTCGTCCATTGTGTTTATTCTGGCGCCGGCAACTAATGATACTGCGTATCTGACTGTTTCACGCCTACCGCTCCAGTCCTTTGGCTTAGACACATCTCCCGAAATCGATGAACAGTATCATGTTGGACTTTGTGATTGGGCCGCGCACCTTGCGTATTTGAAACCCGACACAGAGACAATTAATTTAAATATGTCTAAAGTGTACGAACAGAAATTTGTCGAACAGTTTGGATCTTTGCCGGATGCCGCGGTGCAGGGAATGAGAAAAATGCTTTCCCAGAAAGCTCGCATGCGTCCGAGAGAATTCGGAAGTTAGACTTCCTATGTTGAGGAGGATAAAGATATGGCAATAATTAAGCTAAAAAAGTTCATGGAGGACGTTGCATCCGGGAGGGCAAATATAGTTGCTGACACCGCGGTATACGCAACTTCTGCTGGCTCTGCCGGTACTGCCGGAACAGCGGCTATCGCCGGTTCGGCCTTACTTGCTGGCTCTGCGGCGCTTGCGGGCTCTGCGGCAACAGCTGGGACAAGCGGAACTAACGGCACCAGCGGCTCCAGCGGGACTGTTGGCACAAGTGGATCTAGCGGGACGGCCGGCTCCAGTGGTTCAAGCGGAACCGTTGGGACGAGCGGAACTAGCGGAACTGTGGGGACCAGCGGTTCTAGTGGAACTTCGGGCTCCAGTGGTTCAAGCGGATCTGACGGAACCAGCGGTACGTAGCAATAAGTGACAATTTATCGGGGGAGGTAGCCCCTCCCCCTTTAAAAACGCCGTTCCTTTTTTGTTTGTAATAATATGTCAGTGAGGAGGCAATATCATGGCAGAACGTGGATTCACACCAATAACAGTACATTCCCTATTAAAAGATGTTCAGTTGTCAGCCGGTGATTCGGGAACTTCACCCGCGGTAGATCTTCGGTATGCGGCGCAGCGGGGAAAGTTTGCTTTAAATCCCATAGTGGCTCTGGGCACATCCGGTACAGCCGGGACAACCGTTTTCTCTTATTTATGTGCGCCGTCACTAAATGGAACATACGTTGCTCCGTCGGCGGCTGTAGCTATAGGGACAATGGGGACAGCGCTTGGCGGCAATGTCATAGACTTCGAGCCCGTAATGGCTCCGTTTATGAAGATTGTTGCCACGCAATCAGGTGCTGGCAGTGCCGGCAATGCGAGTAAGATAACTGTAAATCTGTTCGTGCAGTAGGGGGTGCTATATGGCATACAAACACCTCTCTATGACACGGGGAGACAGTCACACATTTAACCTTGTCTTTAAGGACAGTGATGGCAATCCGTACTGTCTTAAGGACTGGACACTTCTTTTTACTTTAAAAACAAATTATGATTTGCTGGACGCTCAGGCATCCTTGCAAAAGATTGTTACTTCTTTTCCGGATACCACTTCGGGGACTTCCGGCTCGGCGGTGGTGTCTCTTGAACCCGATGACACAAAAGATTTAACCCCGGGTAAATATTTTTTTGATTTCGCGGTAAAAACAGCTGCTGCAGAGTCTTTTACGGTTCTCACCGGCACTTTTGATATCAAATATGACGTAACAAGAAACACTGGAACTGCGGGGACCTAAAATGAATGATACCATTGTAGTCACATTCAACACAACTACTCCCATTGAGGTTACATTCAGTGAATCCGGCCCAGCCGGGCAGGATGGTACATTTTTCGGCTCGTCTGGCACCTCGGGCACTTCCGGGACAGGATACACCGGGTCAAGTGGCACAGGGGGCTCTTCTGGAACAAGTGGAACCTCGGGCATTGGAACCGACGGAACGTCTGGGACTTCAGGCCTAGACGGAACTTTTACCGGCTCATCTGGCACATCAGGAACCAGTGGATTATCAGGTGTTGACGGAACAAGCGGGACTTCTGGGGTTTCTGGGGCGGCAGGTAGCTCTGGTTCTTCTGGCAGTTCTGGGTCAAGCGGGTCTTCCGGTATAGGGTCATCCGGCACAAGCGGAACTTCTGGCAACGGCACATCTGGTACATCCGGCGAAGGCACTTCGGGGACCTCCGGGACTAGCGGAGCTTCCGGTTCGTCCGGCTCGAGTGGCACATCAGGAATAGGATTAACTCTAAGGGGCGCATGGCAAAACGATGTACAGTATTACCTCAATGATGTGACAACAGATTTTGGCATTTCTTATTATTGTGTGCAATCACACCTGTCTTCCTTGACGGACGAGCCCCCGAGCGAATATTGGACTCAATTATCAGGTGATGATGGGACCAGCGGGACATCTGGCGTTGGAACAGATGGAACATCGGGGACGTCTGGTGATGGATCCTCGGGCACCAGTGGTGTATCTGGCACCTCTGGCACGAGTGGTATAAATGGCGTCGATGGAACATTCTTCGGTTCCTCCGGCACGTCAGGGAGTGATGGCTCTTCAGGAACAAGCGGCTCTTCAGGGGCTGATGGGGTTATCGGCACTAGCGGCACCGATGGTTCCTCGGGTACATCTGGAACTGATGGCTCGAGTGGCACATCAGGATTGGATGGTACTTTTTTTGGTTCCAGCGGCTCTTCAGGAACATCGGGCGATGGGACCTCAGGAACTTCAGGCGTTGATGGATCGAGTGGAACTTCTGGGGCTGATGGTTCTTCTGGAACATCTGGTGAAGATGGAAGCTCTGGCTCTTCTGGCAGCAGTGGAACATCCGGTAGCTCTGCTGTCGGACTTGATTTATTTTGGCATGATACAGCCGACCCATTAATAGCAGATTACGAACGGTGGCGCAGGGCTGTTCCTTCCGGCGCAGAAACAACGGTTACTGCTACCGCGAAGAATACAGACGGTGAGGTTGCTTTTACTCCAGTCTATCAGTGGGTAACTACAATCGGGGTACCTGGAATTGAATCAATACCCATAGGGGTATGGCGGGGCCATATTTTTTGCAAGGTAGACAATGCTACCGGGGATTCCCAGATTGTGTGGAAATTATATAAAAGAAGCGCGGTTGGTGACGAGTCACTTTTGTTCACATATGAATCTGATGTTATTGATAACACAGATGTCCAAGAATTACTAATGACAATGGCGCAGTCTTCTATAATCTCGCTGGCCATTGATGATCGGTTGGTAATTAAAGCGTTTTTTAAAACCACGAGAACAAGCGATGTTGTTTGCACTTTTTATTATGACGGCGCCACAAACGCGTCGCATGTTGAAACAACAATCAATGTTGGCGCCGCTGGGTCGAGTGGCACCTCTGGTTCCAGTGGGACTTCTGGGGTATCAGGCAGTTCGGGCAGCAGTGGCACTTCTGGTGAAAACGGAACCAGTGGAACCTCTGGTGAAGATGGCTCAAGCGGCACGTCCGGAACCGATGGAACGAGCGGATCATCGGGGACTGATGGCACCTCCGGTACTGATGGAAGTTCAGGAACATCGGGCGATGGGACATCAGGGACTTCCGGCGTCGATGGTTCCTCTGGGACGAGCGGCGAAGCCGGGTCTAGCGGCACAAGTGGGGCCGACGGGTCTAGTGGTACGAGTGGAGAAGCGGGGACTTCGGGTTCCAGTGGGACTTCAGGAACTGATGGCACCTCTGGTGCAGACGGGACATCGGGGACATCTGGCGACGGGACATCTGGTACAAGCGGTATAAGCGGAACCTCTGGGTCTTCCGGCGAAACTATAGTCGTCGGAGCCTTTTTGCATACACAGGGCACGGCAGGGACTTCGTGGGATGTTGCCCATAACCTTGGACACACTTATGTGAATGTTGAATGCTGGGGGACAGACGGGCAGGTTATTGTTCCAGCTGGGATTACAAAGACAGATGAAAATAATTTAGTTATTTCTTACCCCACAGCGGTTGCTGGGTATGTTTCGGTTGTCGCTGGGTCAGGAACATCAGGAACTTCAGGGAGTGGAACTTCCGGAACATCCGGACAAGATGGTTCATCTGGAACTTCTGGTGATTCCGGTAGTAGTGGAACATCAGGGTCAAGCGGTACTTCAGGCGAAGCAGGTTCCAGCGGAACGAGCGGGGATGACGGGGCTAATGGAACATCGGGCACTGATGGAAGTTCCGGGACATCCGGGGAGGATGGTGCTTCGGGATCAAGCGGTTCGTCCGGCACCTCCGGCACTGACGGCTCTTCGGGGACTTCCAGTGATGGGACTTCTGGCACAAGCGGAGAAAGCGGAACCGCCGGAACGAGCGGCGTAAGTGGAACATCGGGGTCGTCTGGCAGTTCTGGGACGAGCATGTCTACACAACTTATTGAAAATGACCCGATATTCTTTGATGCCGCTTTGAGTGAAGACGGAAAATACTCCGGAATGTGTATAGCGGGAACGGCGGGTGCTACTTTAGCCTTTGGGAATATCTGTTACAAAAAAGCGGCGGATGATGAATGGCATCTGGCAAAAGCAGACGCAACAGCGACTTCAGGTGCGGTGACACTTGGCTTTTGTGTGGTTGCAGCGGGTGACGGTGAAGCGACAAGAATGTTGCTTTTTGGAAATATAAGAGCAGATTCACTTTTTGATACATTTACTAAGTCAGCACCAGTATTTGTAAGTGCGACTACGGCGGGAAAGATTGTAACTGCCGCACCTTCAAAATCAACGAATCATGTTGTGAGGATAGTAGGTCACGCACATACAGGGGACGAAGTTTTTGTAAATATTTCTCCTGATTATTTGGAGTATGCATAAATGACACAAAAAGACATTGACAGATTACTGGCAGCAAGGAAACTTGTTGATGATTATCGCAATCTCGACAAGGAGCATGATTTAAAGGCTCAATGCTATGCCGGCCTCACAGCGGCAAAGACGGATAGCTTAATATCCGTGACTGATACGAAAGCCGAAATACAGCGGATTGATGATAAGCGTGATGCGGCGACCAAGACAATGAATGATGGGCTGAAAGAGCTTGGGTTTGAGTCTTATTCGGATTTTGCAAAGTTCAATCACAACTTATGTTTTGAAGCATTTAAGGCAAGTATTTTTTTAACATCGGGCAAATGTGACGGTTGCGTTGGTTATAAAGAAGAACCGCCTTGCAAAACTCTCTATAAAACAGGTGCTTGTTTGAATGTAAGACCAGACGAGTTGGTATCGGTGGAAAACGGATGGACATCGTTCTTTGTGAATTATTGTAAATGGGGGAAAGAAGGTAGCTTGGTATGCCCTGATGGACACGGTTTTCAGGTTGATTGGGAAAAATCAACAGAATTCCCTTTCGATATAAAGTGGAGGGCGTAAGATGGCTACCGAGACTTTACGCCCAAATGATAACGGTGATAATTCGGAATGTGGAGGCTCTGACGGTAACTCGACTAACAATTATCAGTTAATTGATGAGAGTTCGGCTAATGATGCTGATTATGTGCTAAGTTCCGGGGACGGAACTTGGACACTAGACCTTTATAATTTACCAAGCACAGCAATACCAGCAGGGTCAACAATCAGTAAAATCACGTTTTATGGCAGATTTAAGGGCGGCACGAATGACACCTGTAAGTTTGCTTACAAAAGTGATGGGACAACATATTACAGTAGTTTGCTTACTACTGATTCTAGTAGCTTTGCAGAGCGTTCATGGGAACAAACCACAAACCAGAAAACATCAGCCGCTTGGACGATTGATGATATTAACGCACTACAAGTAGGGGTATATCTTTATGGGGATAAAAGTAAAATAGGCTTCTGCTCCCAACTCTGGATAGTGATTACTTATACGGAAGGGGGCTGGAGCAACATAGCAAAGCGTAACGGAATTGCCACAGCAGATATAGCAAAGATTAATGGAATAGCCGTTGCAGATATAGCGAAGATAAACGGAGTTGCGGTATAAGGAGCGCGGTATGAAATTTTACGGAATGGATTTGCAGGGTAAACTGGAACTCGAAATGCTTGATAGCCTTCCCGAATGGGCGGCTACGGACGAGAGAAGGATAGTTTACGCCGCTGATGAAGATACGGTCTATTATGGCACAAGTACAGGGTGGCAGGCTTTTGGTGCCGATGGTACTTCAGGGTCGTCTGGGACTTCAGGCTTAGACGGTACGTCTGGGACTTCAGGAACTTCAGGCACTGATGGTACTTCCGGAACAGGAGGAATAACTGCCACTGAGACGGTTACGTTAACTAATAAACGCATTACCCCGAGGGTGGCCTCGACTGCAGATGATGCTACAGCTGTAATAGATTGTGATTCTGCTGATCAGTATCAATTAACAGCCGTTGCTAATGCAACTGAATTTTCAGTCTCTGGGACACCAACAGCAGGGCAACGCCTTGTCATTAGATTTAAAGATGCTGGTGTTGCAAAAGCAATAACATGGAACGCAGTGTTCAGAGCAATAGGAGTAACCCTTCCTACTACAACGGTTGTAAGTAAAACGCATTATGTTGGAGCAATTTATAATGCGACAGATTCCAAGTGGGATGTTCTAGCAGTATCGGTGGAGGCGTAAATGATAGAAGTATTAGATAGACGAGTAGAAGTACAGATGATTGGAATAAATATAAAACTGATAGCAGTTGGGGGACAGCATGCAATTAACGATATATGCTGATAAATGTACATACCTAGCGGCAAACGCAACAACAACAAATTATGATTCCGAGACATTTTTTCGATTAAAAGTCGCTACCAATCTTCACAGACACCCATTAATCTCAGTACCCCTTTCAGAAATACCTGATGGCGCAGTAATTAAGTCGGCTACATTTAAAGCTTATTGGTACGACCAGTCAGTGGGGTATGACCCCGAAGGGCAGGAAGTTCGCCTAACACGACAGCGCAGAGCGGACTGGGTAGCATCACAGGCCACATGGAATGTATACAAGACCTCAAACAACTGGGGAACGGCAGGATGCTTAAACACTACGACGGATATTGATACAGCGTATAACGCAAGCACATACTTTCGAGCCGATCTTGATTATGGGTGGATGGAGTGGGATGTCAAATCCATGGTCGAACACGCTATTGCAAATAGCCTAGACTTTAATGTGCTCATGCGTGCTTTTGGAGCCGATTTTAACAATGCTGTTTTTTATTCCAATAATTATGCCACTGATACCACCAAACAACCTAACCTGGTAATTGAATATACAATACCAAGTGGTTGGTTTATGTTTTTATGAAAAATGAATGACAGGTGCCGATATAATATAGGTTGGTGCTTTTTAAATAATGTGTAAAACTTTAAAAAGGTGAGAGGAAAAGTGGTGATGGTATGGAAAATGGATCTGAGCTGACTTCTGCGAATGCTTTAGTGATCGGACTTGCGTGGCTGATTGTAACTACTATTATCGGTTCTATAATTGGCGCAGTCGTTAAATGGACTATTTCCAGATTTTTTAAAGGATGGGAGAAGTATGAAGCAGAGAAAGAAAAGAATATAAAAGAATGGAGAGATAAATACGAAGAGAAACAAGAAGCAATCCAAATTGCAGTTAACGAAACTGAAAAGGATGTGATAGTTATAGATGGTAAAATCAATTTAATTAATACCAATATAGAAACAATTAAAGAAGATGTTGAAGAATGCAAAGGTGGTTTAGGAATGCTTAAACCACCTTCCAGAAGGGGGGAATAATAATGGTAAGCACTCCGGAATTTGTAGCGTTTATGAATAGAAAGGTATCAATTATTTTACTTTTGTTTATTAGCTTTTTCGCAATAAGTGTTTTGTCTATTTCTGCACTTGGTTTATACTGGATGTATTATCCATATAACCCTATTGAAATAAAAGAACTTAAAATACTATCAATTGATCATCGAGTGGGTGGTGAATTTACTTATGAAGTGACATATCATAAGTATATGGATTTACCCGCTATTGTGTCGAGATTACTCATTGATGAAAACATAATCCAATTTCCCATAACATTATCAAATGTTCGCGTAACGCCCCCCAATGTGGAATGGGAAAAACATCAAACAACCTTGCCTTTAGCAAGGATAGCGCCGGATAATTATATATTTAAGTTGTCATTTACTTATCCAGTAAACCCGATCAGGCAAGTGACTGTATCTGCGGAAACCGAATGTTTTGAGGTGACAAAATGAGCTTGCGCGACCTAAACGCTTATTTACCAATGGCTCCTAATTTTCAGTATAAGGAGTTTGTGTATTCATATGAAGCGGAAAGGTTGTTAATTGAAAATATTCCAAATGAAGAACAATGGCAGAACATTGAAGAAACCGCAAAGGTGATTGCGCAGCCGCTGCGAGATCGTTTTGGGAGAATAAGAATTACTTCTGGATTTAGGTGCCCGGATTTAAACGACAGAGTAGGATCAGGCTCCACCTCGCACCATTTAACCGGGAGGGCAATCGACATAAAACCGCTTGCGCCTAAAGTTACGTTAATGAAACTAATTTTGCATGTGTATAATTATTTGCCATTCAGGGAATTAATTGCAGAATATTTTCCACATGGTTGGGTTCATGCAGCATACATAAAAGGTGATAACTCTGCTATTCTTAAATTAAAGGATGCTAACCATGATTTTAAGGTGGTCACGATAGATTATTTGATTAAACTTTACGGAAGATGAGGGAACTTTTATGTTTTCGACAATTAAAAATTATATCATTCTGTTCTTTTTAATTCTTTGTATTTTGTTTGCCGGATTATATTTATGGCAGAGGGTTACTGTTGTCCAGCAGAAAGCGAAAATTGAAAAAGTTACGGCTGAAAATATTGAGCTAAAAGAGCAGGAGAAAATAAATAAAAAGAATATCGCGGACGCAAAAGCGCTGACAGTGGAATATCAGAAATTAAAAAACGAAACCAGTAAAATAAGAAATGAGCTTATGAAGCTGGAACAAGGAAAAAAATGTTTGGGGGAAGATGATGAAAAAGTATTTACTTATATTACTCGTTTGTTCAATGATAAGCGGG